CCAGAGGCTTACCTCAGGAAGATAGCATTACTTCGCATGTAAACAAATACAAACACGAAAAGCAAGATCACATCCTCCCTACGTTAAAATGAATTTACCTCGCAGGTAAGACAAAAGTCTTTCCGTAGAAGTCAGCTTCAAATTGTGCTGGTGGTTTTCCCGCCCTGTAGGCGAGGTTGGTTCCGTTTGGTGGACGGTTGATCGGTTGGAGACGTTGTGCGCGTTTTGCGAAGATCGTCTCGAACGACCAAACCTTCTTCAAGATGTCGGAACCGTACTTTTCTTGGAGAATCTCTTTGCACTGAATGTGCAGAGCGTCGGCCTCTTCCGAACGCATCGAAACTAAGTACTGCGCGGTAGCCATTGCTTCGGGTTCGGAAAGAGTCTTGTCGGGTTCCCAGTAGTTGAGTGATTTGAGAACCGAGTTGAACTCGAGAGGGGCCTCGACGATCGGGCCGAGAGTTGGGTGTTCCCAGGCGTTGAAACCGCGCTTGAGGAAAGACCACTCTTCGACGGGGAACGACTTCTTGTCCGGTGATTCCTTGTTAGGATCGGTGATGATGAGGTTCCACTCGAGAGCGTGTTTGGCGAAAAAGGGTAAATCAAAACCCTCGACGTCGGTTGAGACGAAACCGTCATCACCGTACTTGGAGTCCGAGTTGAACTGCTTGTAACGGTCAGACGACTCGTCTTCCGGGACGTACAAATCCCGTTCTTCTTCCCAACGGTACCAAAGCATTTGAAGGATGATGGCTTGAATGATCGAGTTGATCATGGCTGTGTGAGCCATTCCGGAGGCAAGAGAGCCCTGGGCTTCGAAGATCGTTCCTTGAACGTTGTACACAGGCCAAGCGGCCAATGCAAAACACCCAGCAATGACTTGATGCCAAGGAAGTCCGGCGATGAGATCGTCTTCGTCGTAGAACTCCTCCATCATGGCGAAGAGAATGGCGTGAGCCGCTGCCAAGATCTCGGCAGAGTGGGATTTGTCGTACTTCGCGAAGTCGTAGAGGATGTGGAACAAACGAGCCATGTGTTGGTCGTAAACGTCACTCCACGCGCAGGAGTCGGCGTCAGTTCCGATGGAAATCCCAAAGAGGATGGGATTCTCTTGGATGACTTTGAAAATGGGAAGTATTCCACGACGCATGACATCGTTGTAGGCGAACGGCATCGCGGCAAAACCACGCACCGACTTGGTCGGTTTCTTGGGTTCGTCCTTGAGACAAATGTCAGCAACGACGCCTGGGTTGACGTGGTTGGCGAGGTGGTGAGCAACAAAACTCACAGAACGACGGGCTTTGGGAGTGTACTTACGGTCTCCGTCTTCACCAACAATGATGTCGGTTTTGGGACCGCGAGTAGGTAATCCTCGACCCGTCTTCTTCTTGACGGCGTCGACAAATCGAACGCCATCAATCCCGTTGAGCGAGTGAAACTCGTCCAAAGGTTTGTGCTTTCCGAAAAGTTTGGCGAGTTTGACAAAACGCGCCTTGACTTTCTTCAAACTGCGAGCTAACTCCTTTTCGGGGTAAACTGCGCGTTTGTCGGCGAGTTCGTCAAGCACGTCGTTGAAGGGGTTTTGGTAGACCCCTTCAACCATCCCTATGCGCATATCCGGAATCTGCTTTGGGGACGGCGGTATTAAACCGTGAAAGATCGTCGGCTCGAGGTGAGTGTCGGGACGCATCAATGGGTAGTTGATGGTACCGATGGGTTTCATCTCCTGAGGAAACGATCGGAAGTTTGTGTACGACTTGAAGTGGAAAGTATCCGCTTCGAATGCGAGGTGTGGTGCGATGGCGAGACCGTTCTTCGAAAGATCGAGAATGAGAGGCTTGAAAAG